TAAAATATTACCCCATCCTCATTGTCCCGGACGACAACCGATTCGATAAGCATTTCTACAGCGCCATCCCCTTCGGCAACAAGGCCATAAGACGGCAGGTAAACTGGCAGGAGCTGTCCGGGCTGTAGCCCGCTGCGCCTGGTCGTGAACCTCAGTATTCTGCCGATAACGCTGTATTTCTCCAGCAGCTGCGAAGCAAGCTGAAAAGCCGCTTCCCTGGTGCTCTGCTGCGGTTCGTTCCTTACATCCTCTACAATGCCAGTGCCGATACCCTCAACGGCCTGCCGGTCAAGGATCGCCGTATTGTTCCGGGAGACGATCAGGATCGGAAACTCGCCCCGGTAGGTTATACGGATGCGGTCAGTCGCGCCAAGCGGCGTCCCTCCGCTGTCCTGCGTGATGGTCGGATCGCCGCCGTTCCAATACCACTGCTTATCCTTATCTATCCCCTTGATCCCCACTGTCTGCAACACAAAGCCCGAACCTGTATCAACCTCTACGGTCGGCACTTTGGCGATTGGATATCCTACCGTAAATGTCGTCTGCTCCCCGTCGCCGTGCATGATTTCTGTCTGCGGCGAAGTCAGGTCAACCGGGCCTTTAATGATCTGCTGGTTCCGGTATTTCGAGGCGCTATGCTCTACAGCAACGCTATTCTCCAGCATGTCTGCAGCCGTGGCCGTCCAGGGTGCTGTATATTTCCCCCGCTCGACAAAGTGCAGCCGCCGGTTCTCATCTATGCGCCACCACATACCGGAGCGTTCGGCCAGGGCATCAAGCGCCTGGGAAATGGGGATATAATTAAAGACGGCCTCCTCAAGCTCGGGGCCGTCGTCGATGGTATGAGAGGCCGCTTGTATTGACATTGTTAAACTCTCCAGCACCGGCGTTACGCTGGTATCTTCTGTTTCCAGTGTCACCCGGGTTTTGAGCTTTGCATTAGATAAATCCATATCCGGCACTATGCCAGGAATACTGCCGCCGTTTGTGGCTTGTTGCCAAGCACCCCAGGTCTGGCCATTATCCATGGAGAGAGAAGTCTCCACTTTTAGGTTTGTCCCACTTGGTTCCGTAGCCTGCCAGCTTATCTCGCTGGTTTTGACCGTGCCGACACTGGACAGATCGAGAGGAGGCGAAATGCGGGAGCCGGATTCGGAATAAATTCCAATAATTTTATCTTCTGCATCTAAGCCGTATATTTCGTAAACGCTTAAATAAGTTATTCTGTCTGTTGCAGAGGTATGAGCACAAGAAATCACGCTTAATGCGCATATTCCAGTATTTTCAGATACATCAAAAATAGCATTTCCCCTGTTACTCCAAACTCCGTATATCCCAGCTGTAGGCGTTGAATGAATTGTTCCACCGCTTGGTGCGCCTATTGCAGCTTGTCTGGTGTCATCAACCATGAGCATAATTCTATTTGAGGTATTCGTATTCCCCGTTTTTATACAATTTACAACAATTTTTTCTATGTTAGTTAAATCTATTTCTGCTTCATAAGCACAATCCTCATTGAGGTTACTACCTCCAGACTGTAAATACAAATGATCGCTTTCTTTGCTTCTTACATACTGGCCAATTGCTGGGCCTTCTACCCACTCAACCTTTTCTACTCCTTCATCATAATAAACTGAACCTATACCCTCCTCCAGCCCCAGCCCATCTTCCCCCGCCACTACGCCGTCAAGCTCGCCTGTGGCGAAGTCCGCTTTTTTGGCTTCCGAGTAAGCCAAGTCTGCGTTATACGTTATCCCCTCCGCCTCCAGGACCGTCCCGATCGTGCGCTCCCCGCTCTTATCTTTTACAATATCCCCGGCCTTCGTTTTTTCGTATGCTGCTGCCACAACGCGCTTGTCTGCGGCGTAGTGATAATCCGTGCATTCTATCGCATGCCGCCTGTAGTTCTTACCGTCGATTATCTTCCCTAGGGCCGTATCTATCACACCGCTAAAAATAACCTCATCATCCTGCTTGATTGTGACGGGCTGCCCCTTACGAAAAACCCTTTCGCCCGTGGGATCGTCAATCACGAATCCCGCAACGGTACGCTCCCCTACACGGCTTTCGATGCTAAAGCTTCCGTCTCGCGGCCCGTATTCCTGATCTGCAATTATTACAGTGATCATATCCTCAACCCCTGCTTAACGCGTAATTCGTCAACAAGCGGCTGCCCTATCGCCCTGGCAAGCACGCGGCCATCAAGCTCAATGATAATATTCGCTGTCTGCTTTCCGTGCCCGGGGTTATTTCCGCCCCTGGGATCGAATATATACTCCCCGCCGTGCACAATCGCCGGGACCGGCATACCTATCGGCCCGGGGACGATCCCGCCGCCCTGGAAGGAAAGCGGCTGATGCCACCCAATCCCGGGGGTGTAAACCTGCGTAGTTGTTGCCTTTTGTCCCGCACCCAGCCGGGTCCTGCCGGAAGTGTCGTACCCGTGCACGGCGTCAAGCTCCATCCTTGCGTTACGCGCGCCCTGCGCTATGCCGGCCATAGCAGTCTGAATGCGCTTAGAAGTTTCTTCTGATCTGTCCGAAAGTTCTTCGAGCCTGGTATAAACTATTCCAAGCTCGTTTACCACGGCCTCCCGCATCCGGTTGAAGCCGTCGCTGATGCTGTCCGGCAGCCACTCGACCAGCGGGGCAAAAAAGTCCAGGATGGCCATGATAGCCTCTCCCGCGCGTTTCTGCAAATCATACCAAATCTGCTGGACACGGATAAACATTGCCTCCGCACCGGCTGTAATGAGCGCCCAGGCGTTTGTAAAAAAGTTTGTGATAGGTTCCCAGTTGTCGTAAATCTGGTAAGCAAGCACGGCAATCGCCGCTCCAGCCGCGATGAACGGAAGAAGCGGCAAAGTAGCAGTGATAACGCTGGTTGCAAAAGCATACATCGCCGGGACCAGCGCCCCGATAATCGCCCCTGCTATGATGACAATTTTTTCTTCCATGCCCTCCGGGAGCATCTCCTCCAGGGCCTGCCGTATCCCTTTTTCACTGACCAGTTCGAAGAATTTATTAAGTGCATCAGCAAACTGATCCAAAGCGTCTATCGCGCCTTTGAGTTTGTCTTTCAGATCAAACGTCTCAATAATGTTCTGCCCGAGGGTGCGCAGAATACCGGAGACTGTATCTTTTGCCGTCTCCCACAGGCCCAGCAGTGATTCCGATTGCTGCTCCATAGCGCCGGAGAACCGTTTCGACATTCCTTCCAAGATAGCATTTATCCCCGTTGCTGCGTCTATGCCGCCTTTGCTGGCCTTCTCCATCGCCTCCGGGATCGAAACGCCGATTTCTTCTGCAAGTATTTCCCAGACCGGGATACCCAGTTCGGCGAGCTGCATCATTTCTTCGGCAGTTACTTTCCCCTTGGCCTGCATCTGCCCAAGAGCGCGGGTTACCCTGTCGATTTCTACAGTCCCGCCGCCCAGCGCGGAAATAGCATCACCGATCGCGGTCATCATCGGAAGAATCTCCCGGGCCTGGAAGCCGTATGCCAGAAGCTGGCGGGCCGAAGTGGTCAGCCCTTCAAACTCAAACGGCGTTTTAGCGGCGAAGTCCCACAGATCACGAATAAATTCATCCGCCTGTTCTGCGCTGCCAAGCATGGTTGTGAAGGCTATTTTGGCCTGCTCCATGCTGCCGGCCAGCTGCACGCCTTTTACGCTTGCGCCGAGAAGGGAAGCCCCCAGGCCGACTATACCTGCTGCCAACGTCTTGCTCGCTGGTAGAGCGGCCTTCATCGACCTGTCAATGGAAGCACCGAAGTTTTGCAGGCTGGACTTTGCTTCCGCCATACCCCTTTTTAAACTGTCCGAATCAAGCCCTAATTTGACCAGCAATTCTCCAACGATCAATGCAATCTCACCCCCTTTTTTTCATACTTTATTTTTTGTGTATTCCTGTGTATAATGAAATAAAAAAGATTGGAGTGTGCTGAAATGGCTAAAAAAGTATTCAGGCCCGGAGGCATGCTGTCCGGGCAGGTTTTTGAACTAGATGACATATTTTTGAGTTATAAAAATGCTTACGGAAAAAAGGCTACCGTGCAACGTTCAGCCATTACTACAGTTGTTATAGACACAAAAGGTGCTGGGAAATCCACTCTCAAGATCATAGGACAGGGGGCAGAACTGGCAAGCATTGTGATGCCGAACTTCTGGTGCGAAAAAACACTGCGCTGGCTGATTGAGCAATTGAACCTTTGACCGCAGATCATCGCCGCCAAGTGCGGCGTTAAGGATTTCTATGATCTGTTTCTGCTCCTGCCATGTCTGTTTCTTCCCGCTTTTCGGCGCTTTTCCGGGTGCAGGAAATACCGGCATGAAGTCCTCTGCCGTGTATGGCTCTCTCCGCTTCTTTTCATCGCGGAAGATGTTCGCCGTCAGGGCAGAAAGATAAGCGGTATGTTGCCACCGCTCATACCGCTCTGCCTGCTCTATTTTGTCAAGGGAAGATAAGACCGCCTCAAACTCCGAGACGGTCAGCTCTTGCCAGTATTCGGGCTGTCCGAAGGCCCTGCCGCATCTTGCCCTTGCTTCGGCGGCGCCAGCTTCACTAAAGACAACAGCTGCCCGACAACCCGCCTGATACCAAAAAAATTTACATCAAGCCATGCCTCCACAAAGGCTTCAATTTCCGACGGAAAGCATTCGTCAATGTCTATCCCTTTTAGCTCCGGGAATATCTCTGCCATCTGCTCGCCCAGGTTGTCTATCACGTCGGTAATCTCGCCGCTCGTGATGGCTTTCCAGGCCGGCTCAATCTTCGGTATCAGGTTCGTCTTGATGTCCTTAATCTTCATTTCCCGTATGACTATGCTTTTCCCGGCAATTTCTACTGTTCTTGTGCGCATATTATCCTCCTTATGCCGCCGCCCGGGTTAGATAGAGCGTATAAACGTTGTCGGCCTTGCCCGTCTGTTTGGTTACTACCGTGGCCTTTGTAACCGATCCGGCGCCGCCTAAAATTATCGCGCTGGAAGCATTTCCGCTGGCCACTACGTTGCCGTTTACTTCGATGATGTCGGCCGCCGCGCAGGTCGGCGTGATAGTGACGGAAGCTGTGCCGCTTGCTATTGTTACCACGTATTCCTTAACCGTTCCGCTAAAAGTGGGGACAAGCGTTCCGGTGGTTACAACCAGAGCAGTCAGGTTTGCCGCCATGCTGATACCGAGTGCCGGTTTCCCGGATACCTTCAGCGTTGCGCTGAACGACAGCTTGCCGTTTACGTCCGCTTCCCCGATTTGAAATGCAGTTACCAGGGCCTTAAATGTCCAGGTCGTAGCGTCCGGGAATGTGATCGCATAGTCCTGAATCACTTTTCCGTTCAGGTCATTCACAATCCCGATTTGCCCGTTCGTATCGCCAGAGATAAAATTGCCCTCGATTGGAATTTCCCCGGCATCCATAAGCCCGGCGATGAACTCTTTGTATCCGTCCGGCGACTGATGATTTGTTACATCGATCGTCTCAACTGTGATGCTGGGCGAGCCTATTCGGGTCAACTCCGAAACCGGGTGACCGTTTCTTGATAAAAGCGTACCAAAAGCTGATTTTGCAGCTGTGGTCATTTTTTATCGCCTCTCTTTCCTTACTGAAAAATTAACCGCCCATTCCTGGCGGCCTCTAGCATCCTTCCCCAAAGGGGCAGGAGATTGATTTACTATTATTGACAGATAGAACGTCCCGGACAGATATTTGTTTGCCGTAGGGCTAAGGGCCGTGATAACAGATTCGATCACAGCCCTGCCCGCAGAATAGCTTTTATTTCTCACCCGCACCTGCAGCCCGGGCTGCTCTATTTCCGTGCCGTCAAGGGCCAGATCGGGAGGCGATCCGGCGTATTCGTAAACAACTATACAGTTATCCGGCATGTCAGGCATGGAACCTTTGAATATGCTTGTGCCTACCGTTCCGATGTTCTTCTCTGCCAGGTATGCGGCTATGTCGTCTACCATCATATCTTATCGCCCCGTTTCTTTGAGAGCGTTTTTAATCGCGTTCGCGGCCATTCTTTGCACCTTCCCCTTAAGCCGGTTGAACGGATCTTCCAAGTACTTTGCCTTGCCGCCGCGCGGGTGGCGGTAATCAAGTTCCTCATGCTGCCGGCGGGCGTACGGGGTGTTGAATGAGACGTAAACGCTTTCCCGGTCTAACCCCCAGGACACTCCCCCCGACCGCCGGAGTGTGCCGGTGTCAACCGGGGTTTCATCAATGGCATCTGTCAGGATCGCCTCCGCTCCCGTGTTAATTGCTTCCATTGCCGCCTGCCGGATTAATCTCTCCGCTTCTTCCCCGTGCCACTTCAGTTCTGACATTTATACGGCCACCTCCCTGAACTGCTCAGCGCCATCCAAACCGGGTATTTCTGATACGGTTATAACGGGCCAGTCCGTCCCATCGTAGGTCAGCACATCACCGGGGCCAACCGTTTCAACACAGAATACACGGGCCTCGCTTATTACCTCGTTTCCGTACTGGTCACGGACCAGCCGCCGCTTACCTTCCCAGCGGACAGCAATCTCTTTGCCGGTTGCAAAAGTAGGTTCGCCATATCCGTCGTCGCCGGTTTTCCGCTTCCACACCGCCCTTTGATTCAGGTAGCCCTCAATCATTCGCTCCACATCCTCTCGAAACTGCTCCT